GAACAGTATATCTTGTAGATGCTACGTACAGTGCATTAAGATTATCTCTAAATCTAACTCTACGAAATAAATTTTTAGATAATTTTAAACCACTTTTGTATGGATAGTAAAAATTTGGTTGTGCGTTAAAAAACATTTTTAGTATCCTCCATCTGTTCCTGGAATAACTTCATGACCAGTAATAATTTCTGTTTCTGCAAATGATATAGTTATATTATATGCAATTGGAGACGGACCACTCAATCCCTTGCCACTAGTATTAATATGTGTTGCCCATACGTTATCTGGCGTATAGTTAACTTGAATATTTTTTAATATACAAGGCTTTATTTTTGGTAGAGATTGTATCTCCACTCCAGTGTCTGCTTGCATCCAAGTCAATTTAAATACATTTGGAACTGTTAACCATCGGTCTTTTAGATTTACTGCATCTTCAAATCCCTGAAATGCTGGATCAGTACTTGTATCTATTACCCCAGCTGTACTATAATTTGGTAGTGAGTAATATCGTAAAGCTTTAATAATATTATGAATTTTTGATTGTTCTGATGAATTTCTAGGAACAAGTTTCCACGAAAAATTAAATTCTCTCATTCCAATTCCTTTAAATACTTGTTCAACATATGGGTTTAAAATTTTACCACCAATTCCTTGAGTCAATCCTTCTGGTGATATTGGGCCAGGAAGAGCTTTAATTGCACTAAGTAAATACTCTGGAGTTCCACCACGAGCTAATTTTGAAATTAATGCACCCACATCTCCTTGACCATTTGCAGCCGCACCAGCTAATGCAGGTAGCATTTTTCCAAGAATGCCCATCGAGTCAGTTGACCAATTCAATTGATCTGAATAATTGATGTCATTTGGAACTGGAAGTAAAATTCTGTTCAGTGTTTTTCTGTCTCCAGGTTTTCTGGCACCATCTACTATATTGTATACGGTATCCACACTTTGAATATCAGTCAATGCAGTAAATTCTGTTGCAGCATTGGTAGACACTGCTTTTGATATTGGTACATACTCTAATACGTCCATCTGCAACATATCAAACATATATTTTTTATCTGGCCAATATAAATCCTTACCGAATTGGCCTTTTTGATATTCACTGTTATAACTTTTACTAGCAGCTCCCATAAATATTTTATGATACGCCTATTATAAAAGTATTTATGAATACTTTAAAGGGAAAATTTGTTCCCAAAAATATTCGCAAATACAAAGGAGATTATAGTAATATAATTTACAGATCTTCATGGGAATTGAAGTTCATGAAGTACTGTGACACTAGGCCAAATGTGTTAGAATGGGCATCAGAAGAGGTGGTCGTTCCATATAGATCTCCATTAGACAATCGAATCCATAGATATTTTGTGGATTTTTATGTGAAAATTCAAGAGAGTGATGGTACTGTTGTTAAGTATTTGATTGAGATAAAGCCAAGTAAACAAACTGTTCCTCCCAAGAAACCTCAGAGACAAACTAAAAGCTACATCTATGAAGTGACTGAATACTTAAAAAATCAAGCAAAATGGGAGGCAGCTAAACAATTCTGTGAAGATAGAATGTGGAAATTTAAAGTACTCACAGAATCGGAGTTAAAGGTATGAGAAGAGAAGTATCGGCAAGGACTAAAAATCAACCTCAGTTAAATATATTTGAACAAGTAGATGAGATAGCAAATAAAAAAAGACGTGGATTCTATGCCCTATCCTATAGCTGGTATAAAGATACAGTTGCTGAAGTTGCAAGAAGAAATGATATCTATAAAACACTTGTAACTTTAGATGAGACATTAATTCCATCTGGAGGAAATCTTTATCTGTTTGAATACAGTGCAACTTGGGCAAAAAAACTTCCATATTATGATGAATTTCCATTGGTTTATATGTTGCAAGGTGGAAAGAAATTTTTTGGAGCAAATTTACATTATCTAAATCTTCCAACTAGATACAAAGTACTGCAAAGCATTCAAGATGGACGACCAACAATTCCAAAACAGTGCTTTCATAATTATGTTTATGAAGGTCTTGATACACCGCTTTTTAAAATAAATAGTGAAGATTGGATGAAGTCTATCTTTCTGCCGTTGGAGAGTTTCGTGAGTAGGCAGAAAGGATCATACAAACGAGTTAATAAATCCTTTGTCTGGGGAGATAGTAGTAGATGAGTATTAATCCGATTCCTAAAAATTTTAAACAATTTAGGAGCTATGTAGAGAGATATGGTTTTTCTTTGAGTAATTTTTATGATATTCAATTTGAACTTGTTAACGAAAGTCAATTATTGAAAAATTTATTTACTCTTGGCATGACCGGAGATGTAAATAATAATGATGAATCCTATATGCAAGGACTCATGAGAGTATATGCAGATGAGTGTACCATCCCTGGGTATTCTATTTCTACAGGAGATTATAGAATTACCAATACTCCTACGATGAAATATGCATATGGAATTGTAAACAATGAAATTACCGTTTCATTTATCTCTGATGCAGATTCTGAAATTAGAAGAATTTTTGATGCCTGGGGTAATTACATTTATACTGGTGTTTCATTGTCAGGCACAAATACGATAAACACAAACATTAATATGAATCAAAGTGTTAATTTAGGTAGAACTAGATATAGAGATGACTATTGTTGTGATATAATTATAATTAAACTTGAGAGGCATAGAAGTAGTAGAAAAAATACTAGACTAAAAACTACTCAATCGGACTATCAATCTAACTTCTATAATGTTGATGAAATTATTCCAGGCTCTGGACTTAATTATATTTCTGGATTTGGTAAACCATTTGCAACATACTCAGTTAGATTGAGAAATGCATTCCCAACAACTATATCCGCAATACCATTATCAAGTGGATCATCTCAATTAGTAAAAGTTCAGGTTACGTTTGAATATGAACTTGCAGTACCATCATCTCAGACTGGAGAAAACTCCACCAGAATAACAAAATCTTGGACCGACATTACCTAAATAATTTTAGATTATATTATAGTATTCACTATGCCTTTACCAAAAATTGTAACTCCGACGTATGAATTGCGTTTACCATCAACTGATCAATTAATTAAATACAGACCATTCCTAGTAAAAGAAGAGAAAGTTCTTCTCATGGCTATGGAATCTGAAGATGAAAATCAAATGATCAATGCAGTAAAAACTATTCTAAAGAATTGCATTGTATCTAAAATTAAAGTTGATGATCTTGCTGTATTTGATATTGAGTATTTGTTTCTCAATATTCGTGCAAAGTCTGTTGGAGAACAGATTGATTTAAATATTACATGTCCAGATGATGGAGAAACTACAGTTCCTCTTGAACTCAATGTTGAAGATATTAAAGTTCAAAAATTTGAAGACCACTCTAGAATTATTTCATTGAATGATACTATTTCTGTTGTAATGAAATATCCTAGTATGGAGATGTTTGTTAAAACAAACTTCACTGCCAATGCAAAAACTGAAGATGTATTTGAAATTGCAGCATCTTGTATTGAACAGGTTGTAGAAGGTGAAGATGTATATGAAACAAAGAGTTTCAGCAAAAAGGAAATTAATGATTTTCTAGATAGTTTGGATACGGCTCAGTTTCTGTTAATTCAAAAATTCTTTGAGACTATGCCAAAACTATCTCATACAGTTAAAGTTACTAACCCAGTAACTAATGTTGAGAGTGATGTTGTATTGGAGGGTCTTGCGTCTTTTTTCGCATAGCCCTAGCACATGAGTCGCTAGAAAATTTCTTCAGAATTAATTTTATATTACTTCAACATCATAAATGGGCTCTTTCGGAAATTGAAAATATGCTTCCTTGGGAAAGAGAAATATATGTACAAATGTTGGTAGATTATATTGAAGAAGAGAATCTCAAAAATAAAACAACAACATCGTTGTAAGTAAATGGCAGAAAGACAAGCCCAGACATCAATGCAATCATTTGCTGAGTCTCTCAGATCTAGAAGACTTTCCCCAGTAAATCCATCAGCTATTACTGGGGGGAGACCTATTAGATTGTCTGGAAATATTATTGCCAAAAAAGAGATTGAAGAATTAGGTCAGATTAGAAAAACACTTGGAACTTTACTTGCCATTGAGAAGAGGTATTATAGTTTTCTTGGAGATAGAATTTTAAACTTTGCAAAGGAAGAACAAAGAAGAAAATCTAGAGAAAGAGAAAGATTACAAGAAGAAGGTAGAGGAAGAGGTGGAAAAAAATCAAATGCAAATTCTATTGTAGAAAAGGCAAAGTCTGACATTTCTATGATTGGAGAATTCTTTAAGAATCTCTTGAAATTTTTTGTTGGATATAAAGTTCTTCAGTGGGCATCCAACCCAGCAAACTCAAAAAAAATTCAGGACTTTGTAACTTTATTCACAAAGATATTTAAATTCATTAGTGCAGTCACTGAATTTGGTGTTGATTTATTAATGAAAACCATTACGGTTACTTCTAAGGTAATCAATGGTGTATTTGATTTTGTCGGTAAGGTTGCAGAGTTCTTTAGTTTTAGATGGATTGGTGGTGGGGTTGAATGGCTACTTAAAACTATAGAGGATGTAACATCAGTTTTTGCAAGCATTCCAAATGCAATTTCACTGACAGTAAAATTTTTAACTAATCTATTACCAAATTTTCTGGAATCCGTTTTAACTAATGGATTGCTTGGTGGGCAAAAAGAACTTCAAGGTCAAGCTGAGCAATCAGTAGATACTAAAAAACCAGTAGAATCTCCAACAGAAACATCTGCAGAATCTGATAAAACTGGGCAAGGAGATTTAGGGGAAAAGGCAAAAGAATCTCTATCAAATATTGGTAAAAATATTTTAAAAACTCTATTCCCTGGAATAGATATTGCTACTAACATCGGTGCAAAAATCGGTGGATCTGTCAAGTCATTATTTACAGGAAGTAAATCTCAGGAAGAACTTCCAAAGTTAGCAAAGGGTGGAATCGTAACAAAGCCAACTGAAGCTATCATCGGTGAAGCTGGTCCAGAAGCAATCCTTCCATTGGATAAATTGGGTTCATTTGGAATTGATGGATTTAAGGCAGCTACCAATAAGGTAATTCCTAAATTCATGACATTATTGACGTTACCTTTTAAGATTATCGGAGCTGGAATATTAGCATTAATTTCATCTACTGTAGGAAAGATCCCTGGAATTGGCCAATTTATAAAACCTTTAATTTCTAATATTGCATCTGGATTTGGATTGCCACCTGGATTAGTTTCTGGAATGACTGGCTTTGTTGGTGGTGTTGGTGAGATGGTAACATCTGGAATGGGAGATGTTGCAGAATTATTTGGAAAAAAAGATATCAATATAAATCAACAGAAAGGTGAAGATTTCAATGCTAGTAGAGATACAACTGTTAAAGGATTGCTTGGAAATATATTGGGTGCTTTAATTAGCAAGCAACAGAAAACTGCCCCAGCTACCACTCCACCTGGACCACCAGCTACCCCAGCTCCAGCTCCACCAGCTACCCCAGCTCCAGCAGCCCCAGCGGGCTCTCCAGCGGCTCCATCTGCTGCCCCTGCCATGTCCCCAATATTTGACCGATCTTCTACCTCTGGTGCGGTTCCTGGTCAAGGAGCCGGAGATAAGATTCCTGCATTACTAGAGCCAGGGGAATATGTGCTTAACAGAAATGCAGTTCAGGGAATGGGTGGCCCTGGAGTTTTAGATCATATTAATTATAATAAATTTGCTAGATTTCAAGGTGGTGGTCGTGTTGTGACTAGTATCCCATTTATCAATAGAAATATTCCTGGAGTTAGTTCTGGTATGCATATGGGGGCGGATATTGGTGCAAATTATGAGCCATTGAAATCTTATATTGATGGAGAAGTATTAGAAACATCTCCACCATCTCCTGCAGCTGGGTATGGACCTAAGTGGATAGTTTGGAAAGGATCTGATGGTAGAGGGCATATGTTTGCACATATGAGTCAAATATATGTAAAAAAAGGAGATAAACTTAGAAAAGGTCAGAAGATAGGAATTAGTGGTAATGCAGGAACAGGACCACATTTACATTGGGAAGTTTCAACAAATCCTGGAGATGTTGGTCAAGATAAAAGTAGTAGAAGAAGTAGATTAAATCCACTTGAATTATTTGGCAAAGATGCACCATTTGGAGGAACCATAAAACCAGGAGAAGGTAATGTTGATATTGCTGGGAAATCCGAATCTGGGGCAGAACCTGGATCTTCTACTACTGCAGGTTCGCCAACTGAATTTACTGCAAAAATGGCAGCATCTGCTGCAGAAAGTCTTGGAAAATTATTCAAGATGTTAAATGCTCCTTCAGCCAATCAAGAATTAACCTCAACACCAAAGCCAGCAACACCACCAAAAATAACCCAGACTGTTTCACAATCATCTGGAAATTTACAGAGAGTTCAAAAAGAAAATTTACAACTTCAAAGTCAATCTAGAAACCAATCTAAAACTGGTGGCAATGTTATTACATTGGGACAACCAAATAAAACTATTACTCAAACAACTTCACAGCCAATGACTGCGGCACTTGGAAATACAACTCCACCAAATCCATTAATTAATTATCCGATAGCACCATAAAATGGAAAATTTAACACCCGTTAGACCAGCTTCCATTATAGGTAATACTCGTCTTAAAGAGTTGAAGACGGTGCATGGTGTTGCCAAAAATTTAGTATTACAGAAAAAGAAAAATTTTGACTTGGAGAAAAAGTTTTTTAAAATTCAAAAAGATTCGATTGATAGATCTGCAATATCAGAAAGAGAAAGAAATCAAGAATTAAAAAAGTCTAATACAGTTTCGGGTGCTGTACGAGGTCAGATAAAAGAACAGTCAGTGAAATTATATGACTTGTTTAAATTTTTTGCGGGGTATAAAATTCTTCAATGGATGTCTCAGCCAGAGAATGTAAAGTCTCTTGGTGAAATTGCTAAGGCAATGAAAAATATATTCAAGATGATTGACTTTATTGCTGGAGTTGGTGTTGAAGGTGTTCTTGGTGGATTGCATAGTATTTTATTTGGTGGTAGCTTCCTAGAAAGATTCTTTGGTGTATTCAAAGCTATTGGTGGATTTTTTATCATCAGAAGATTATTATCTCCTGGTCAGATATTAAAAGATATTGTATGGATTCTAAAGAATGGTAAAAATATTGGTAAGGTATTTACAAATATAGGATCTGGTAAATTCAAAGAAGCTATTGAAGGAATATTTAAATTATTAAATCCTAATCTCTATGTTGCATACTCCAAAGGATTAACTGCTGGAATTAAACGAGTTATACTTAAAGTATTTGGTAAGAATGCATTAAAATTTTTAACAAAAGTAGCATCTAAAATTGGATTTGCTTCAGCTAAACAATTTGTAAAAAATACAATAAAAACCGCAGCAAAACCACTAAGTAGAATTCCATTGATTGGTCCTGTTATTGGATTTGGACTTAACTTAATTTTTGGGGATCCATTAGATAAAGCTGCAGTAAAGCTGATTGGATCTAGTATTGGTGCATGGCTTGGTGGTATTGTCATGGGAGTATTGGGAAGTATCATTCCATTTGCGGGCACTGCTGCTGGTGCTACGTTTGGTGCTATTGTTGGTGGATTACTTGGTGATTGGGTTGGAGATAAATTATATGGATTCTTCAAGGGATTTTCTGCACCAAAAGAACCTGCTCTTGCAGTGGGTGGTATTGTAACAAAACCAACTAGAGCACTTATTGGTGAAGCAGGACCAGAGGCAGTTATTCCTCTGCCTAGAATTTACGATGGAACTATATTAAATGCTCCAATGGGAGTAGTTGCATCCTCAATGATTGGTGGAATTGATGCTGTCATATCTTCTCTAGGACCTATTGGATTAACAATTCGTCCATATGCATCTAGTTTATTATCACCTTATCGAAGAGAATTTGGGTCAAGTAATTATGTATTTACATCTGATATTGGTGGAACAACAGGTGTGTTTAATATTGATCAAAAGAAACAATCCTCCAATACAGAACTTGAAAAGATACTTGGCACAAGTAAGACTCTGAATATCATTGCAAAGAAAGAATCATCAGAAGAATCCAAGAAAGCAAGATATAATTCTGGCAATAGTATTCGTGAAATCCTTGCAGATATTTTAAACAATATTATCAATCTAGATTTTAAAAAGAAAACATCTGGAAGACGAGGAAGAGATGATAAAAATCCTCCTACTTCTGGGGGAATGTTGCCGGGAGATGCACCTCCAGAAGTAAAGGCTATGTTAGAAGCTATCGCTGGCGGTGAAGGTAGTTGGGATTCAGTAAACCCATCCACTACAGTTGATGGACTTAGTAATATGACAATTGCAGACGCTAGGCGAGCTGCAATGCAAAAAGGATATTCTTTGGGTGGATCTGGAGCCATGGGTAAGTGGCAACAAATGCCTGAATTTATTCTTAGTAGAGCTAGAGATGCTGGATTAGATCCAAATAAAGATAAATTCAACCAAGAAAATCAAACCAAAATTGCCAGAATGTTAATGGCAAGTGTTTATCCTGGAGGAGAATCACAATTAGTCAAGGATGCTCAGGTAGATCCTTTATCAGCGTCTGCAAAACTGAGGGGCACTTGGCCTTCACTGCCAGGAGGTAGTCAACAAAATACTACAAGTCAACAATTTATATCAAGATTTAATTCTAATGTATCAAAATATTCTAAGATGCAAACTGGTGGATTGGTATCTAGAGGAGATATTACTAGTAAATTTGGCAAGAAAGAGTCATTCCGAAAACATGCACATGAAGGAATAGATATTGCATTTGGGTCTGGGACTCCATTATCATTTACGCTGGGTGGACAGTTTATGAAAATTGGTAGAACTTCTAGTGTAGAAAAAGAAGCTAATGGTGGCTATGGTCAATATATGGATGTTAAATTAACTGATGGAAAGATTGCTAGACTTGCACATTTAAGTTCTATTCCTTCTTGGGTAAAAGAGGGTCAAAATTTTAATCCTAATTCTGTAATTGCAATGAGTGGAGGTGTGCCAAAAACTCCTGGTGCAGGAAGATCTGGTGGAGCACATTTACACCTAGAACAACATACTACAAAAAAAGATTTGGCAGAAACTTTAAATGGTAAGGTTGATCCATTAACTCAAGGATTGTTTTCATTATTGAGAAAAGGTGGAACTCCTGGCCAAGCAACAGCTCCAGCAGCTCAAACACCAACAGTTGAAGCTGATAGAGTGGCTCCTGCTGAAGAATCTACTCAAGATCAACAACCAGTATTTGATCCTATTAAAGTATCAGAAAGTCTTGGAAAATTATATCAAATGTTAAATGCTCCAATTAAATTTAATGGAGCACAAATGGAAAAAGACAGTATGAAATATCTTCAAGCAGCTAAAGATGTTACTGCATATTCAGATACATATATTATGATGAGTGGAACCAATACAATAACAAACACCAACCTGATAACTCCAGTAGAATTTCCAGACTATTCTGCAGGATCTTATTCTTCAATAGATAGCTCACTAGCATTTAATCTCAAAACAAGACTCTAATGAATCAACAATTTACTGGAGATTTTTCTCTAAAATCTGTATTCCTATATCCATTAAATGTCAATGATAAAAAACTTGACATAAAAGAGTTAGTGCAAGAGATTACATTATATCAAAGTGTTATATCATCAAGTCTATATTGTCAAATAGTAATTAAAGACATCGGAGAAAATTTAATAGAAACCATACCACTGATTGGACAAGAACGAATTGAATTTTCAATCTCAACTTTATCTGCAAAATATACTTTCAATTATTACATTCACAAGATTGATGGTCGAGTGATGCAGGAAAAGGATCAGATCTATGTAATTCATGCAGTAAGTAAAGAAGCTTTAGACAATGAATATACTAGAATTCGTGAAAGAGTTGATGGAAAAAAAGCAGAGATATTTTTAAAGGAAAAAATAAAACTAATCTCCAACAAAAAATTTGAAAATGTTGATAGCACTTTATATCCATTCAACATGTATGTTCCCAATTGGAGAATATTTGATACTGCCATATGGATGTCCAGAAGAAGTGTACCTGTTAAAAATAAATCATCGGTAGGATATTTATTCTATGAAACTGTGGAAGGCTATAACTTCAAATCATTAGATGTATTATTTGATGCTCCTGCATATCCAAATAACCAAACAAAATATACATTTATTCAAGGCAACACTGATGTATCCAAAACAGAATTGAATAACTATAGAATATTAAATTATGCTTCACCAAAAGCATTTGACATTCTTGATGATCTTCGCAATGGTGCATTTTCACACAATGCTTTATACGTAGATATTAATAATAGAAATTTTCAAAATTGGAATACAAATGCATCCACATACTGGAAAGATATGAGTCATTTAAATAAGATGACTCCATTCCAAAATACAAAATTACTTGAAAAACCATCCAGATTAATATACAGGCCAACTACAACATCTACATTTGGTTGGAAAGATTTATCTAATGAGGAAATAGAAAAATTGAATCATGTAGATGAAGTCAATAAAAATTATGAGAAGTCAATTTATAGATATTACTTTTTAGAATATAATAAATTAGAAATTGCAGTACCTGGAGACCTAAAATTACAGCCAGGATATGTAATCAATGTTTCAATCCCATCTCCCAGAAAAGGTAAAGATGGTAGAATTCAAGAAGATACTAGAATTAGTGGGAGGTATATGGTACACTCTGTTAAGCATACTATCCTAAATAGAACTGAACTTAGAACTATTGCTACATTAACAAGAGATTCATTCGGTGGGAATGAAATTAAAACCCAAAATGTCCCTAGCAAAGTAACATTTTAATGGATCAGAACATAGACCAACACATCAATAAAAACCAAGATGAATTGATGGATAGCAACATCAATTCACAAAGACGTAGATATCTGGAAAGTGAGTTGCAGTCACTAATAAAATATAAAGAAAATCATCCAGATAAAACAAGTGATC